CGATCTAGGGCAAACCCTAGCAGGCGCACTCCAGGGCGCAGGCGGTGGCGCACTCGGTGGCGGCGCTATGGCAGGCACTATGGGCTTGCTTGGTACAGGCTTAGATAAGCTCGGCCGCAAAATCAACCCGGACGCAGCTAACGTAGTAAATCAGCTCCCAGACTCAGCTATCACTAAGAAGGTAACCGTACAGCCAGAAGCTCCAGCACGCCGCGGAATCGCAATTACGGACTATGACGCAGGCGAACAGAGGGTAAACGTACGCAGACCAAACGCTCCAACAAACGAGTATAGCCTCGGCAAGAACGTAGGCTCTACCCTAGACGGCGTACTTGGCCCAGATAACCCACGCAAGCTTCCAAACGCTAAACGCCCAACAGACGCAGAGTTATTCAGCAAACAAACTGGCGGCAAGTTCGACAACGCGGCAGACTTCCTCAGAGAATACCCACAAGAGCTAGAAAATATCAAAAATACCTATCCAGAGGTATACGAGGCAGTTCGCAAAGGCGCACGCGACTACTCAGACTTAAACGCTCTACAATTCGACGGTACAGGGGCAGAGAACAAATCAAGCCTCCCAGACCTCAACCGCCAGCAGTACTACGAAGATACTATCGGAAAGCTACATGCTACGGACGCTTTCGGCGGCAAGACCAGCACAAGCTACGCAGACGTGCCAGAGTATATGCGTAATCACTTGCTAAACGACACTACTGGACAACTTAACGGAAGAACACTGCAGAATGACGATATCCTTCGTGAGTTCTTCCGCGGCCAGTACGGCGACCGCGTAGATAGCATGGACTTAGGCGAGCTTTACGACGCTTATGAGCGCCTTGCGCAAGCAGCTAACCAGAACGAGATATACACGCCAGAGAATATCGCAAACGGTATTCGTATGAACGGTATTAACGACGACGTAACCGGCGCTTTCGTAAACGACCTCGGCTTGCGCCAGAATATCGACGTAAACCAGTACCCAAGCTTGCGCAAACCGCTAGAAGTAGGCATCGAAACCCCAGACAACGCAGAAACCGTATATACTAAGCGCACGCTCCCAGCCAGGAACGAACAGAATCTCCCAGCAGTACGCCAGCAGACACTACCAACAGCGCAAGAAGAAGTCCCACTTATCCAAAAAGGTACGCCAGAGTACGAAGCTATCAAACGACAAGAGTATATCGACAATAGACGCAGAGAGCTTCGCAACACCGTAACAGAAGGCGTACGCAGCCAATATGGCACGATCCGCCTAGGCGACCGAATCAACGGCCTAGACGACGCTATCATGGAGCTAGCAGGATATGGCCTAACGAAGCGCTCCGAAATCGACGGATTCTCTAATAGAATTACCGGCAAGAATGGCGAAATGTCTAAAGCTATCCGTAGAGCAATGAACGAATCTGGTAAAACTGATGGCCGCATAGATATAACTATGGACGATGTTTATAGAGCATCTGGGGCATCTGGCAATAAGGCGGCTATGGACAAAATCGAGAGCAGATTTAACTCTATCGGCAAAAAATATACCGTAGACGCAGACGGCAGCATGAACCGCAGCGATATGTACGACTTCGGACGCGAACTCGAACGCGAAGGCTACCGCATGATAGAATACGCCGGAAGATCCAAAGACGCTCTTGGAGTAGACAGCGCGCTCGGCGAAGCTATGCGAATGCTAGGCGAAAACTATATCACAAAAGCTACAGACGGTGTAGATATGGGCAAGTATATCAACGCTAACAAGCTAAAGAACTTGCTTCCAGGAAACGAAGCATGGGCAGCTCATGTCGACCAGACAATACCGAATATCAAGACCGTATCAGACGCTCGCAGCTTTATGGCAGCTCCGACGAAGCTATCGCTTCTAGCAGACGCAGTAGAGTATAACAAGGGTACATACGGCAGCAATGTAGGCAACGCCGCACTCGCTAAAGATGGAACTCAAGCTATCCGCGCAGTAACGAGCGCTAACCCAATGAAAGCTGGCGCACAATATGTCGCAGCTAAAACACTAGACTCAAACGTAGTCAAAGACAGAGTAGTGAAGAACGCCCTAAAGAAGTACAACAATATCGAAGCTGGAGCGACTGGCAGACTAGGCGCAGGCAAGATAACAGAGGGCATCGGCAACAAGATAAGCGGAGTTACTAAAGCATTGAACAACGACACACTTAACAACGCTAGCTACGCAGGAGTACTCCCAACATTCGGCGACGTAGCAACGCGTCAAATCGCGCGCCAGGCAGGCTTAGCAGCTTACGACGACGCAGCACTCGCAAACGAGCAAAACAACGCTCAGAGTGCCTTTAACGCAGCCCAGACGGACTATCAGAACGCGCTCGGAAACTATCAGAACGTAGTAGCTCAAGCACAGGCGCAAGAGCAGGCAAACAGCGCAGGCGCACGCCAGCTCGAAACCCTTAGCGGCGCTATGGATCGCGCACTCGCAGCCGGCGATATTAAGGCTTACGGCCAGCTAGCAGACCTCTACCAGCAGGCTTACAAAATCTACGGCGCAGACCTCGAAAAGACGACCGCAGAGCCTAAGGCGCTATCCGCTAACCAGTCGAAGGCACTAGCCGCACAACAGCAGCTTGAACAGCTCGCAACCATGCGTCCAGATGCGGGTACGGCGATGGCAGATATTCCAGTCTTAAGCGGACTTATCGGACTAACCGGCGGCAACGAGTACGCAAACCAGTCTAAAGCACTTGCAACAACTCTCGGATACTTACTATCCGGCGCTAATATCAAAGAATCTGAAGCAGAGCGCATCGGCCAGTCGTACGTTCCTAATGCTTACGACTCCGAGGCAGTACGCCAACAGAAGCTCGCACGCGCACGCCAGCTTATCCAAAGCTACATGAGCAGTACGGACGATCTAACGCAAGCCTAAAAATATAGCCCTCTACGGAGGGCTTATTTTGATGCTAGAACTGATACGACTAAAAGAGCGGCCATAACGGCGCAGAGTGTACCTACGAACCACAAGAATTTGCGGCGTACGGACGTTTCCTTTTTATACCGTTCGGGATCGGTTATTTTCAGCCTTTTGAGGCGCTCTTTCTCAGCCTTTATACGCGCATCTTCCTCTGGGCTATTGACTCTAATAAGTATAATCGCCATACTGCATACTCCCTTTTTGGCATTATAGCAGATATGGTATAATAATAGTATATTTTGGCGTTGCGATAGGCATATAGAATGTTTATCGAAGAAATCAAAAAGCCAGAAAAAACACTTGGCGATAAGTTCGAGCATTTTGGCAAGGAACTCGGCGAATTATGCGACGAGGCTTTCGCTATTCTTGAAGATAAGAAAATGGACGAGCAGGAGCGCTCGGAGTTTATCGACATCGTAGCTGCTATCAAAGGCGCTAAGATGGGCGCTTATAAGCTCATGGAAAAGTACAGCAAAATTACTAAATCGGAGCGCAAGGCTATCGAGAAAAAGGCAGACGCTTTCGTAGCCGGACTCGACAAAACGGAGGAGTAACTCATGCAGCCACTACTTATTCCGCAGAAAAATACGAACATTATCCAGATTAAAGCAGACCAGTATACCTTCCAGCCTGGCGATCATATCTACTTCACTATTAAAACTACGCCAGATAACGACCAGACGGACGCAGACGCACTCGCTAAAGTTGACTGGGTAGTAGGTACGGACGCAGACTACGACAACGAGGGCTATCTTGCGCTCGCTTTATCCGAATCTGATACTAATATCGACTTCGGCGACTACTTCTACGATATTAAACTCGTAAACGACGAAGTAAAGTGTACTCTCGTCGTAGGCCAGGTCAAAATCTTACCAGTAGCAACCTTGAGGGCTTAACTATGCCAAAACTCGATATAATTAACGCCAATAACGTAGTCGAGTTCCACCCACAAAAAGCCTTCTTCCAGGTTAAAAACCTAGGCGGCCCGAAGGGCGACAAGGGCGATAGAGGCGAGCCGGGCGCAGGGCTTAAAATTACAGATACAGTAGCCACTTACGATAACTTACCGACAACCCTAGAATACTGCGACTCTGGCGCTGCGTATTTTGTACGCTCTGACGGCCAGTTATATATCTGGAACGGCTACGAGTTCCCAGCCGAGGGCCATGGCGCGCAATTTGAAGGGCCACAAGGACCTCAAGGCGAGCCGGGCAGGGACGGAACGGACGGTAGAGATGGTACAGACGGTACGGACGGCTTTAGCCCTATCGCTACTGTACAACAGGACGGCGCTGGCGCTCATATCTCCATAACCGACAAGGACGGCACGACTACGGCAGACGTAGCCGGATATGAAGTAGACGACGCGTTAAGCGACTCTAGCACCAACCCTGTAGAGAACAGGGTAGTTAAGGGCGCTCTGGACGGAAAGCAAGACACTCTAGGCGCAGGCGATATATCTACTAGCCTTATCGCAGACGGCGCTATCACGCAGGCTAAAATCGGCAGCGATATAGAAGTGGGGGAGGTTATCCTCGACTATATGCAAACGGAGGACTCGTCCGTAGCAGACAAAGCCGTTATCGCCCTCGACTGGAGCAAATACCGCAAAATTATAATCGACGTGAACTATGTTTCTAGCGACTCTAGCACCAGATGGGACGAAATCGTATTCTACGAAGCAGGCGGCAACACTTCAACGTACGTTCGTAGGACTGGGGTTCAAATGGACAACTCGACAACAGTTAGCGGCTACCGCCAAAATTCAAATGCCGGCTCTGTAGCGTCCACGCACGCATACGGCGCAGGGGAAGGCCATCTTAGGGCAACTATTACCACTCTGCCAGTTTCCGGCCAGACTGCAAGTTTTACGGATACTGATGCGACATATCAGGCGGCGCTCGGAAGTTATTACTGGAATCGCCTCGGCGGCTATTACATTGATGCGGCAGTTGCAAAGGTCGATAGGAGGTCGTGGCTTGCCGGCTCATATCTCAAGGTTATTGGCTACAGGTAACCTTGCATTTTGTGGTAAAATAGTATAAAGGCGATGCGTAGCAAATCTATGCTATGCCAAAACTTGAAGTAGTAAACGCGAATAACGTTATCGAATATAGTCCTCAGAAGGCTAATTTTAAGCTCAAAAATACTGGTGGCCCGAAGGGCGAAACTGGCGCACAAGGCCCTAAAGGCGATACCGGCCCACAAGGCTTGCAAGGCCCAGTAGGCCCACAAGGGCCGCAAGGCGAACAGGGCGAGCGTGGCGAACGTGGCCCACAAGGTGTTCAAGGCCCACAAGGCGAGAAGGGCGAAACTGGCGCGCAAGGCCCACAAGGCCCAACTGGGGCTACTGGTGCAACAGGCGCAACAGGCCCACAAGGCCCAGCCGGACAAGATGGTACAGATGGTTTTAGCCCTATCGCTACCGTTACGCAAGAAGGCCTAGACGCAGAGATATCTATAACAGATAAAGACGGTACTACTACCGCTACTGTACCTGGCTTCGGCGTACAAGTCGTCGAGAGCTTGCCGGCTACTGGTTCGTCTAACGTTATCTACCTGGAGCGCGACTCGAATAGTGCTTCTGGCAACCCTATCTCTATCGCCGATGCCGTAGAAGCTCCACTCAAGAGCCTAGAGATTCAGGGCAACACCACACAGCAGACTTATACTGGGAAGAACCTGTTTGATGATGCTACGGCGACCGACTCCTATATTCAGAGTAACGGCTCGGTCACGCAAAATGATGTCTGGAGAGCCTCGCAACTAATTAAAGTGAATCCGAATACAAGCTATATCTGGCACGGAGAAGTCTATGGCGCTAATCAGGTAGTGTGGGCTGGATACGATAGCAGTAAAGCCCTCGTTTCTGGGCAGTATAAACAAGCCAATGGTGTCCCCTCGCTCGTGATTACTACTGGAGAAAATACAGAATATCTACGAGTTGGTTATCGTAGCGACGGTATGAGAAATATGCAACTAGAGCTTGGCTCGACTGCTACAGACTTTGAGCCATATGTCGGCGGTATTCCAGCTCCAAATCCAGATTATCCGCAAGCAGTCCAGACCGTTACTGGCGAGAATGTGGTCAAGATATGTGGGAAGAATCTGTTTGATAAGAGCAAAGCAACGCTAGGCTATCGTATCGGCGGCGATGGCACGCCTTATGCAGATTCGCCATACTTTATCAGCGATTTTATACCAGTCAAGGCAAGCACCGCCTATCACATCAACACAGCGAACGTAGGCGGCTCATCAGCTATCGCTACATACGACAAGGATAAGGTATTTATTCGCCGTATTTTGGGTGATGGCTATCAGAATATCGTAACTGATGCCAATGCGCTATATATTCGCTTTGCTACATCGCAGACAGTCATAGACCAAGCCCAGCTCGAACTTGGCTCAACAGCTACCACTTTCGAGCCATATCAAGGCCAGAGCTACGAGGTAAATCTGGGGAAGAACTTATTCGACAAAGACAACGCTTCGGAAGTTATTAACGCATTTATTGACTACGGCGCCACCGCTCATAAAATATATACTAACAGTAGTTGCAGACTTGCTTATATTAGGTGCGAGCCGAATACAACTTACACTATCTCTAAGACTTTAAGCGCTAGGTTCGTTATAGCGACAACATCGGAAGTGCCAGCCAATAATGTCAGCGTTTCACAAGATATAGCGAAAAATACTGACACCACATATACAATAACTACAAACTCGACAGCTAAATATTTATGCGTATTTCTTTATCATTCAAGCTATGACACTCTCACCCCAGAGCAGATTTTGGCAACGCTCCAAATCGAAAAAGGCTCGCAAGCTACTTCCTATGCCGCCTATTTCACACCTATCGAACTCTGCGGACTTGGCGATGATGGCGCAGGAGGCTGCTTATACAAGGACGGTATCTATAAAAACTTAGAGAATGGCAAGTGGTATGTGCGGAAAGAAACTAGCAAAGCGAATCTGGCAACAGACAGAACGAGTCTTGGTAAAATTAGCGCAGACGGCGGCTTTAGAGGCTTTACGGTATCGGTCAATACTGGTGCGAATGTAA